GCTACGGTATTGAGTGAATCAAGAAAACTTCTCACGGATACTGTGGGGGTAGCGACAATAACTACACTTCCTTTTTTTCATATATTTGGCCCCAAAGATCTTGCCAAAACTTGCTACTTTTTTGTAAACGAACCTCCCATTTTTGGCTCTGACTCGACTTATGAAAATGCTTTAAGTAGCTTTATCTCTGGAAGGAAGAAAATAGCTTCGATGTATCATGAGATAGACGCCAATGGAAGAGCGTTCTCAGAGTTTACACTAATAAGAAATTAATATATGAAGTATTCAATGGATATATCTTTGGCTGTTGTTACCAGCCGAAAAGACCCAGATAACCTAGGTGTGATGCAGTGCATCATATCTAAACTGGGACCAGACCCTTTACCTGTATACTATACGTCTCCGTTTGCAACAAATGCTGACGGAGGCATGATCGCTGTACCAGAAGTAGGTGTAAAAATATTGACATGTAGTCCTTATGGTTCTTCTAGGTGGTTTTACCTAGGCTCTACTTTTGATTTAGAACCCCGAGAAGCTGAAGGTGATGCTGTTCTTGACGGTTATATTGGTCCCTATGAAAGAAGTAATCCTGATTCTGCAAAGTATAGGGGCGAGCCACAACAGATAACTCTTAAAAATGAACAAGGTGCGGGTCTTAAGATATCTGAACAGTATAACCCCTCAGGGTTTAACGTGTATACTCGCCTTCAAGGAACTAGTGGAAAGAAAGTAGAGTTAAATGATAACCCTCAAACGGACTCTGTTTTGATTCAGTCAGATAATCAAGCTAGAATAAAACTGGCTGGTAGCCCAGAAGAGCCTACAACAGCACCAAGATCAATTGAGATAGAATCAGCAGGATCACAAAAGTTTATAAATATCCAAGACGAGACAGATATTGTTGTTCTAGAGGGCGGAAGAGATATTAATATTCTAAATAACGCAAATGCTTCCGGTTGGGGAGGACCAATTTCTACGGGAAACGTCAACATACAAAGTAAACAAAAAGATGTTAACGTATTCACCCAGGCGGAATCAGGGAAAATATTCATTCAGTGTCTAAACACAGAGGGGGAGAGTCAGCACATTCAAATAGAAACTAAAGGTCCTGACGGAACGATTTCTATAAAGACTAACGGAAACCTTTCCATAGAAGCTGGTGGGGATATTAACATGAATGCAGGAGGAGAGATAAACATGAGGTCTGGAGATCAAATGAGTTTAGCTGCTGGGGCTGATCTTCAAACTAGAACTCCGGGGACGTTTACGGCTGAGGCGAATTTTGTACGCTTGGCCGAGCCCGCATCTATCCCAGGACCCCCGCAATCCCAGGCTAAAGAAAGTTCGTTTTCCCCTTACGGAGTGACTAAATACTGATATGGCAAGCTTCGATTTAGAAACATACTTAAGGGTTCAAGGTACTACGGGAGCTAGTACCTTCGAGTCTATAGGTATGTCTTTTGGTATACCCTCTTGCATTATTGGGTTGGGTCAAGGGGCGCTTTCTTTAATACCCAGTAATTTACTTGGCTCTATGTCTACAGATATAGAAGCGGCAAAATCAAAGGCTCAGTCGGTGGTGTCGGATGTCTTTAAAAAAATAACAAAGAAGACAGGTATCCTAGAGTTTGACACAGAGACGGGAACATTTAAATTTACTTCGGACACCTCTTGGATGGGGATGGACTCTGACGATAACTCATTGTTAGACGACATAAACGCACTGGTAGGTCTTGCTGAAGTGGCTGCTGCTGGAGCAACTCAAGTGTATCAAAACTTAGCAGCAGGAGCTTCTCAGTTAGCAGCAATTCTAGATTGCTTTTCTAAGTTAGGTACTGTTAAAGAATACTCTTCCGGTAAGTCTGCTGATCAAAGAAGGACGCTCCCTCAAGCAGAGAGAGAAGAAATATTTAATCGTGAGTATGGTGCCGCGAAAGCTTCTTTAGATTACGCAAGAGAGTTTATAGCGCAAGCTGAAGAGCAACAAAAAAAGATCGGTGAAATTATACGAGCAAGAGAAGCAAATCCTGACTTAGAACCATGCTTCCTGGATTCTAGATCTCTGGATAATATTATTTCAGGAACATCACTAAAAAGGTGTTCAGCCGATGACCCTGGAATGGTAGAAGACGATGAGGAGGTATTCAGATTAACCTACGGCCCCCCGGTGACTACCCGTGGACAGTATGTTCTCACAGAGGACGGCCTGTATTATGATTCCCGTAGTGGGGGTTTAGACCCAGTGTTCTTAGCCATCTCTGGGATCGTTCCAATTGGAGACCGCTGGCGTTATGAGTATGATCCTAACCTAGGCGGCAAAGGAGATTCGATATCTATAGATTCTTTAAATAACTTCAAAGATAATATCTTTGATCCTAATCTAATTGATGATAGTGTAGGTATAAAGAAATACTACGATCAAGATCATTTCTTAGCGGTTCTAAAGCAGCAAAGAGACAAGTATGTTTATGATCTTTCTTCCGATTTGTCAGAATACATAGCGCAGTATGGTCCTACTAACTCAGTTGTACTTAACCAAAGGCAGTTAATTATCTCTGAAATTGCAAATCATACTAACAAAATAAATAGAAGAAAGAAGCAGATAGAGATTGCAATAAAAGGCCCTCAAATCTATGGAGGTTTGTCTGGACCCGCATTCGCACCAGGAGAGGTTCCTATAAATGATTTCTCCTACCTGGAAGAATATAATCTTTTAGTTGATCTAGAGAAACAAAGAGCATTGATTTTTGAGCAAGCGGAAGTGGAAGGCATTGTACTTCCTATTACGCCTAAGTTTATTGCTTCTCCCAAGTCTAGAGCCCCCTCTCTAACCTTTGAGCATTTACACGTTCCGAACGTAGGCAAAGGAAGCATTATCTATACTCCTTCTGGTAGCCCAAGCGGGACAGTGCTTTCTCTCACCGATCAAATTGTAGCGAAAGATCTTTTTTCAATTTATAACTTCTTAACTACTGATTTGGTTCTGCCGTCTTCGATGGAGTACAAGGTAACCAACTGCGCCACAGAAAACAGATACAACGATGCCCAACTTGTTGGTATCAGAAAGAATGAAGTATTTGCCTCTGGTCTTGCTATCCCTTACATGGAAGGTGTGACCAAGAAAAGTAGTTCAGATTCAGCATATGCTTCGGCTGTCGGAAGCTACGTTAGGCTTCCAGACACAGAAGAGTTCAGAGAGATGGCATACTCTCCATCTGGTTTTACTATGGAGTGCTGGGTTCATGTTCCAAATATTACAGACGGGGCCGAAGGGTGGCTCTCTGGAGCAGGAGGGCCCGCTTCTTCGTCTCTAACGAAAGTTCTCTTGGCCTGTGAGAATACAGGCGTAAAAGACGGTGTGTCGGCTGTGGACGAAACAGGGCAGCTTGTAGACCTAGACTACCTTAGGAACGATAGAGGGGATGCATTTACCAGAGGATTGGTATGCGGCTTTACAAGGGACAGGAGAATAACTCAGGAAAACCTGGGGTTCAGCAATGACAACAATCAGAACGACCCAGTGTCGTCGCTAAGTTTCTTTATAGCGCCTACGCAAGCAAGGGATGCCTCCTCGGCTTCCTGGATAAATAAAGATGATTGTCAGTCCTCGGCAACTTTCTACAAGATGAAGGTAGATTTATCAGCCACTGATTTCGGTAAAGTAGATAATGAGTTTGTTCTAGTTGATGTAACTTGCGACCCACAAAACAATGAGATTAAGTTCTTTGCGGATGGGTCTCTGGTCGCTACATCAGCGTTGTCTGAAGTTTTTGGGGTAGCTCCAAGTAACCCAGCTTCGCTTCCAACATTTAAAAAGGATAATAGTTTTGAGTATTCTTACACGTCTGTCGATGGCGTAAAGCAATTAAAGGAAGGCCCAAAACTAAATGATTTTTACACTCCTTGGTTAGTTGGCGGCGGCTACACGGACGGTCTTTTCACTGGAGGCTTCTTAGGGGGTGATCGTGGCGGTTTGATAAGTGGTCTTAGGGGAAATATAGGAAGTTTAAAGTTTTACTCTAGGCCACTAAATAATGATGAAGTAGAGACTAACTATAAAGCTCAAGAGGGCTTCTTCAAGAATATACAAGTGTAATGGCCGCTAATCAAACAGTAAAAGTTTTTGGTAAAATTCCTCCTAGAATAAGTGTAGACGGAACAACATCAAAAAAAGCTGCGATATTCGGGCTTAATTTCCCTCTTGGTTCAAATAGAGAGACGGGTGGTATATTCAAGAAAATCTCAGGGGTAGCCATGATAAAGGCAGCGGTCAAGCAGCTATTGCTTACTGAGAAGGGTGAGCGCCTTATGCTGCCTAACTACGGATGTAGATTAAGAAAGTTTTTATTTCAGCCACTAGACGAGAACACCTTTACTCAGATAAAAGACGAGATAAAATTCTCTTTCTACAATTACATAGTCGGTGCTAACATTAGAAAGATAGCAGTATTTCCATTAGGCGAATCGGGTCCTGCTGGAGGAAACTCTATGAAGGTAGTCCTTACTTTAGGGCTTGATGAGAACGAAACACAGATATTTGATGTGGAGGCCACAATAGGATGACATTTTCTGGAACAATACAATCAGACTTTTTAAAGCTTACTGATATCCCTATAGACAAACGACCTAATTTAATAAACTTTGCCGCTACAGACTTCCTGTCCTTGCGAACGTCTTTACTTAACTACGCCAGAGCGGTATACCCAGAAGAGTATAACTATTTTGTAGAGTCTGACCTAGGTTTGATGCTTATAGAATTAACTGCTTACATGGGCGCAGTGATGTCCATGAAGGCAGACATGTTAGCAAACGAAAACTTTTTGGCAACTGCGAAGCAAAGATCAAGTGTAAAGAAACTTCTTGAGCTAATTGGTATTCGAATGAAGGGTCCCGTATCTTCAGCGGCAAACGCAAAGCTGTCTTTTTCTGAAGATTTATCTGTTATAGCAGCTTCTGGTTTAGCTATAGGTCCCTCAGCAAGAGTGGTTCAAATAACTTCACCTGAGGATGGAGCCGCATTAAATTTTACTTTGTATAAAGTAGTCAATGGTTTAGTTGATCTTGCCAATGATAACGGTGTAATTGAGTTATCGCCTAGTGAGGAGTCATCTAACCCTGGAGCAGAAGAAAATATTTTTGAAAATCTAGTTCTGCAAGAGGGTGCTTTGGTAACTGACTCAGGTGACTTCGCTGCTACAGAAGCACTTAAAAGTATTAAGTTATCTCAAGGCCCTGTAGTAGAGGGTAGCGTTGAGGTGTTTATAAATTCAAACGAAACTAATGCTCAAGGGGCATATAGAGAAGTAGACAATATTTACTTTGCCTCTGGCAGTTCGGATAAGATTTTTGAAGTATCCTATGACCAAGATTATCAAGCTACGGTAATCTTCGGTGATAACACGGTAGGTATCTCACCTGACGCGGCAGCTTCTTATTTTATTACTTACAGGGTAGGCGGCGGTAGTAGAGGAAATATAGCGAGTAATTCGATTAATTCTTCTCTAGTGGCGGGGGCTGAGGCCGCTAATGGATCTAGAACCGTCGTACAGGGAACGATAACAAATACCTCAATCGCTACAGGCGGAACTAATGCCGAGACTTTAGAACATGCCAAGAGATACGCTCCACTTAAGTTTAGAACGCAAGATAGGTTAGTTACTTTAGAGGACTATACTGCTTTTACAAATACGTTTATTAGCAATTTTGGCACGATTGGAAAGGCAGTGGCTGCAACAAGAAAAGCCTATTCATCAGCTAACGTAATAGATATCTATGTATTAGAAAAAGCTAATGACTTACAATTCCAAAAAGCTACGACTAACTTTAAGACTCAACTTCTAGATGCTATAGAACCAAAAAAGATGGCTACAGATGATGTTGTAATCGTTGACGGGCTGATCAGGACACTAGACTTAGTTACCACGATCAGAGTTGACAGAGAGCAAGAGCCTAATCAGGAGCAAATAAAAGCTAAGGTTAGAGATAAGATTTTAGAATTCATGAGTATCGACAATAGGGAATTCGGTCAAGATATTGTGGTGTCTGATATAAATAGAAAGATATTCGAAACTCCTGAAGTTAGATTATCTACGATTGATAATGTTGCCGAAGACGTTAGAATTGATTTTAATGAAATCGCGCAGATAAACAATATAACGATTAACATTGAGTACCTAGACTGATGAGTGATTTTAGGAGATATACTAGCAAGGAGCGCAGATACTACAAGACTAATTTTGTAGAATTTATTAATTTAGTTACTCCTGAGCTTTATCAAGTCGAAGACTTGCAGTTGAGCGGAAAAGAGCTTAACCCGTTATCCGACGTAATAAACAGGCATGTATCACTTGCTAAAGATGCTTCTGCTTATTTCTCTATATCTTCTATACAAGGCGACAGTGAAACAGAAAACTTAAACAACATTAGCGGACTATCCCAATTTTTCGTTAAACAAAATAAGCTAACAAAAATAACCACCTATGATTTTGAGACAAAGATCCTAGTTCCGTTACAAAATACAATAGCTAATTACGCTACAAGCGCTGAATTCGCTTCTTATCTAGAAAGTGACTTACTACCGAAAATAATCCCACCAACTAACACTACACCAGGAACGATTGAGAACAACATGAATACTCTCTCTTCCTTAACTAACTCTACCGACGCTAGCAGTGTACATAACTATTTAGTAGATGCCTTAGGTTGGTTTTACTTTCTAAATACATCCGCTAACGGAGGATTAACGTACTCTCCATCATCTTATGTTTTGGATTCTTTCATAGATGTTTACAAAGGAAAGACCTTAGAGACTGTTGATGGAGTAAAAGGATTGTCTGAGTATTTATGGAGAAATACCGAGGCTTGTTCTTTCGGACAGTTCATTCCACCGTCGTTTGTTTCAGGCCCCTCTGACGCGATATTAGATCCTAGTGTTGGCACAGTAGCAACGTACACCAGCGGGACGCAGAAGTTGGATGCTTACAAAACTTTAATTGATGTTATCTACTCTCCTCTTTACATTGATGAGCAAGACTACACAGTAAAGAAAGCATTCGATGATTATATTTCAGCGGAAAGAGCGTCATCTGATTTTGTGTCTAA